GGAAAAAATTATGCTTGAAAAAGGCATAACCAACCATGAATCGGCTGCGGAATACTGGCAGTGGATGAAACAATCCGCTACACCAACGCCAACAGGTTACAACCCGTCAGCCGTCAGTAAGTTCGACCTAGGTAAATACTACAAGAACCCTGTCGGTGCAGCTAGAGACGAAGCATCAAAAGCACTCCAAGAGTTGCGTCAAAATAAGCGACCCATTGGATTTTAATTTAGTAGGGGATAAAGTTTTTTAGGAGATAACCATGCCTATTGGTGGCGGTATCATTCCAGCAACAGGTAGTACGCAATATACCGAGTTGACTTACGTCACACGGCGTGCGTTCATTCCGAAGCTGGTAGTTCAACTCTATAACTCGACTCCGTTGATGGCGGCTCTGATTGCTAACTCGCAACAGGCTTCCGGCGGTGTTTCCTCCGTAACCGTTCCCGTTCAGGGCGCACAGTTTGTGAACGCACAATGGTCTGATTACTCTGGTTCGTTTAACCAGCCATCAGTCCAGCAAGGTGCTTTCAACGCTGAATTCGACCTGAAGCTGATGATTGCTCCAGTACCGTTTCTCGGTATGGAAGGTGCAGTTCAGCAAGACGCTGCAATCATTCCATTGATTGAAGCCCGTATGAACGATGCGACTAACGTGATGATGGATGCAATGGCAACTGCCTTGTACACCAACAGCACAAACACGCAACAGTTCACTGGCTTGCCAGCCGCTGTTTCAGCTTCAGGCACCTACGGCAATATCAGCCGTTCAGCCTATAGCTGGTGGCAGTCAAAGTCGTACTCAGCAGGTAACGTAAACCCAACTCGTCAAAACATCCTGCAATACATTTCTGGTACTGTTAAAAACGGTGCTGAAGTGCCTTCGTTTGGTGTTTGCGGTTTTGGTACATGGACTCTGTTGGCGCAAGACTTTGTCGGTCAAGAGCAATACGTTATCACTCCGGGTTCCGGTTTTGATAGCGATTCCAATGGCCCACAAGCAGCTTTCCGTGCTTTGATGGTCGCTGGTGTACCTATTTATCCTGACCCCTACTGTCCAGAAGGTACGGTTTACTTCCTGAACACTAACTACCTGTCGCTTTATATTCATGAGCAAGGTTCGTTCGTGTTTACTGGATTTGAATCGACTCTACCTAACTGGCAGATTGGTTACGTTGGTGCTGTATTGATGATTGCTGAGTTGGTTTCAACTAAGCCTAAGTCGATGTCAGTGGTGTCGGGTTACAACTCTCTCAGCATATAAGGAGCTAACCATGTCACTAAGTACCAATAAAATCATCCTTTCGGGCGCAGCAACCAACACCGCCGGTGCCTATTTTTTAACCACTACTATTACTTCGACTAGCTCTGGTAATGGTACGGTTATTCCGGCTGGCGTTTATTTGATGTTTCCGCAAGCAAACACTTCAGTAGTTGTTTATAACGGCTCTGCTAATGCAACATTGATTGCTGCCAACACTGGTGGCGTCATCATTTCTGATGGCGTAAACGTGTATGCAAAATCAACTGCTTCAGCCGATACCGTTACCTTGCTGGCTACCAATGGTGGTCAGAGCGTCAGCAGTACGTTTGCATCGTAAGGGGGCGTCATGGCTAACGCTGATTCAGTCGGTCAACTATACCTTGACTCATTTGGTGCAGGGCGTATTGCCACTATTACAGCAACCAAGTTAAATACGACGGGCAACGCTGTTGTTGTCCTTCCTTTTCTTGGCGGTGGTTTGACAAAGGGAAATTCCACAACTACGTCCGGCGACGTAATCATCCGTAGAATTACGGTATGTAACCCGTCTGGTACCGCAGCTTCTGGAAATATTTCTATTTCGACGACTTCCGATGGCGCAAATCTAGTTACTGGAAATGTTGTGCTGGCTAGTATTAGCGGCGTAGTCACTTTCCAAGATATTGCGATAACTGGTGGTAATGTCCTTGTTTCTGGTTTTAACAGCCAAGCCTTGTTTGTCAACGTAAATACTGCCACTGGCAATGACAATACCGTTGATATTCGGGTGTATGGCGATGTTGTGAGCTTTTAATTATGCAAACCGTCTATGTGACAAACAAATGGGAAAAACCCATAACTTTTAGCTTTAACTACATACCTTACACATTTCCGGTGGGTGAGAGTGTAGAGGTGCCGCTGGAGGCTGTTTGTCACATATTCGGGCATAACGACCCTGATAAAGAACCGTATATGGCGCGGTTGGCTATGATTCAGACGAAGGCAGATATTCCTGCCGGATTAAAAATCCTTGAAAAGATTCTGATTACAGACCAGCCGCCTAAAAAAGTCCACTCGTTATCCCCGGTGGTTGAAAGAGTACCCCTGCCTTCTAAAGAGGCTGGGGGAAAAGTCAACGTAGCAGCTTAATATGGACCGTAAATGTCGCAGACCCTGCAAAGCTACATTACTGCTGTTAGATACCTGTTGCACGATGCAAACGCAAACTTTTACACCAACAGTCAGCTAACTGACTACATCAACGGTGCTAGAGCGCGTGTTGTTCGTGATACAGGGTGTCTCCGCACGGTCCAAACAAGTCAAACGCCTTGTACCCCGGTGGCTGGTGGAAGTAACCCTGTTATTTGGTCATCCGGCTTAGTAGTAAGTGTGGGCAATTACGTATTTTCCAATATCTTTATTTATGTAGTGACTGTTGCTGGTACATTGGGGGACCCTCCCGATTACCCTTCTTCAACTAGCATTTACCCGCCAAGCGCACCGTTTACTAATGGAACGGCTACAGTTCAGTACGCCGGTCCGTCTGAGCTGATTAATTATTCTTGCTTGCCGTCTGGAACTTTGACTTTAGACGTCATCAACATTAACCTTTATTGGGGAAATTCCAGAATACCGTTACGGTATATGCCTTGGACAGACTTTAACGCACAATTGCGTTATTGGCAGAACCGCATCGGAACGCCGGTTGCTTTTAGCATTTACGGGCAATCTCAAATCTATATTGGACCCGTTCCTGACATAGCTTACACAATTGACTTAGATACGATTCTCCTACCGACGGATTTAGTGAATCTGACGGATGCGGATAACATTAACGAACCGTTTTCTAGCACAGTTAAGTTTTATGCTGCTTATCTCGCTAAATACTATGAACAGTCGTTTGGTGAGGCTGAGATTTATTTAGGGCAGTACAAGCAACAGATTCAAGCGGTTCAGGCGTCCATTTACACTCGGAGACTGCCTGACCCTTATTCCAGAGCGTACTAGGTCATGGCTGCTGCTGAACAAAAAAAATCGTATGAAGTCGTTAAGAACTTTCGGGGAGTCAACACGAAAGCTAACCGCACGGCTATTGGTGACGATGAGTTCTACTGGCTTGAAAACGCTATGCCTGTTGGTTATGCCAACTTAAAGATTACGCCGACTTATGATGCTGTTGGTAGCGTTACTTTTTCTCATACTGTTGTTAATTTCTTCTCAGCTAACATTGGCTTAGACGATTATTTGATAGCGTTTGAGGATGACGGAAGTTGCGAGTACGTCAACCTGACCACTAATGTCAAAGGCACGTTAGCCTCTGCCGGTACGTTCTCAACTAGCGGCATGAACATTAGCCAGTGGAAAAATGACCGTATTCTAATTATTGACCCGGCTAAAGGTTACTTTACGTGGGATGCAATTAATTTAATTTTTGTTGGCTCAATTGGCTCTATAGGAATTGTCAACAAAGGTTCCGGTTATACGTCGGCTCCTTCTGTCGTTATATCGGCACCGAATCAGACAAACGGAATACAAGCCACAGCCATTGCTACTGTTACTGCTAACACCGTTTCGTCTGTTACTTTATTAGAAGCTGGCTCTGGTTATACGTCTTCTCCGACCATTACCTTTAACGGTGGTGGTGGAGCAAATGCTAATGCTATTGCGTCTATTACGACGTTTGCTCAAGGCACCGTTGCTGTTCTGGTGACAAATGGAGGCACGGGTTACACCAACTCTGCCAACATTACTGTCAGCATTAGTGGTGGCGGTGGGACTAATGCGGCTGGTCAAGCTATTGCTAGTGGCAACTTAGTAACGCAAGTCATTATGACGAATGTAGGTTCTGGTTATACCAACCAAGCCAACATTACGGTGTCTATTACTGGAGGTGGCGGCTCTAACGCTACGGCTAAAGCGATTATTAATACAGGAACTAACTCCGGTATTCAGTCGTTTTCTGGACGGGTTTGGATTTCTAGCGGCAGAACTATTTATTATTCTGCGGCTGGTTCGTACAGTGACTTTGTAACGGTGTCGGCTGGTACGGTAGTGCTTACTGATGCTACATTGCACGGAAACATTATTCAGTTATTGTCAGCCAATAACTTTTTGTATATTTTTGGCGACGATAGCATTAACGTGTTTTCAGACGTTAGGGTTACAACGGCTGGCACGACTTTGTTTACAAACACGAACGTCAGTGCATCGGTGGG